CGACGACGGCTGCGATGGCTGCTGCGACGGCCAGGAACGCGCCGAGGGTGAGACCGACTGCGGCTGCTACTGCGGTCAAGGCAGCGACGACTGCGGAGAACGCGCCACCGAGTGCTGCGCCGGCCGCGGACAGCTGCCCCATGATCGCAGCCATCGCGGCTGCGCGTCCGGCCGCGGTGGTCAGCGACGTGAGGAACGGACCGATCTGTCCGACGAGAGCGGCCAGGCGGGTCTGTACGTTCGCGAGGGCCGTGGACAGGGCGGTGAACCCGAGCGCGGCCGACACCGCCTGCAACCCCACGAAGGCTGTGGCGACAGCCTTCCCGACCCCGGCGAGGGTGATGAGGGTCCCGATGAGCGGGGCGAGCCCCGGGATGGCCCCGATGACGGTGAACAAGGCGTTCGCCATCTCCGAAAGCGCCCCGATGAAGGCGCCGATCTTGGAGGCGGACAGGACGCCGATGAAGTTCGCCGCGGCCGACGCCACGGAGACCAGTGCGGGTCCGAGGTTTGCGGTGGCCGTGGTGACGAGGTTGATGAGAATGGGGAGGAGCTGGTCGCGGATCTGCACGACGAGTGCGGTGAATCCGGTGGACTGCGCGATGGTTCCGAGGCCCTTCGCGAAGGCCACGACGAGCGAACCCAGCGCTTCCAGGGGGGCCTGCGCGGAGGAGAACCACCCTTCCAGCTTCTGAATGCCGGACGCGGACTCCGTGAAGTCCCGGAACGCTGCTGCGGCCTGCGCGATGCCACCGACGAAGTCGATGCCGATTGCTCGCGCGCCGATCGAGGCGAGGTTGTAGATGGCCACGGTGGTGTCGACGATGGCACCACCGAAGGTAGTGAACGCCCCGTAGGCGGCCTGCATGTACCCCTGCACCGCGGACATGCCGGACGCGGTGGACAGGAACGCCCGGAACTGTCCGGTGGCGCCTTCGATGCCGTTGAGCAGGTTGCCCGTGACGGACGACGCCGCAGACCCGAGGTCGTACAAGATCACGACGACGTTGGAGATGATCCGGGCGAGCTGGTTCGCCCGGTCTCCTGCCCGGGTGAAGAAGTCCGCGAACGCCTGCGTGCCCGAGGCGATGGCCACGAACTGCGCCCCCGCGACGGCCGCCTCCGCGAACCGCTGCGCCATCGGCCCGACCGCGACGAGCACGTTGGACAGGGCCGTGATGAGGGGGCCCACCGCGCCCGCCATCGTGGTCAGCAGTTGCGTGTTGTTCGCGATGATCGTGCCGAACGCCGCGGAGAACGGACCCGACGAAATCGTCGCGGCCGCGTTCGACGCCATCAGCCCCAGCGCGGACGAGATGCCCACGATGCCCGTGGTGACCTGCGGCATGAGCCCGTTCACCGCGTCCAGGGCCTGCGTGAACCCCGGGAACGCCTCCGCCCGGCCGAGGGTCACCGCGGCGTCCAGCTGCGTCACGACCCCCGCCAGGGAGATGGCCAAGTTCTTCGACGGGGTGTCCATCCCTTCCAGGGCGGCCTTCGCCTCCTTGGACCCGATCCCGAAGTCCGAGATGGCGGTGGCGGCCTTGCCGACGCCTTCGGTGAGTGCGTCGAACACCGCGGACGCGGTCTTCATGGCGAGCACCGCGGGCGCGATGGCCGCGAGCGCTCCCGCGGCCGGGGCGATGTTCGCCGTCAACCCGAGAGCGGCGGTCGCAGCGCCGGTGATGACGGTGCCCAGCTGCCCCATGAGGGCGATGGCGCCTGCAGCGAGCGCGGACACGCCCTGCACGGCCAGGCCACCAGCTGCGGCCATCGCGGGGAACTTCAGCGTGGACAGCAGGCCGACGGTGTTGCTGAGGATGTTGAAGCTGGCGAGGGTGCCGCCCGGAACGGGGGGGATCGGCAGGGGCGGGCGTGGCACGTAGAGCCGGTCGAGGGCTGCCTGCAGCACAGCGAGCTGTGCCTGCGCGGTCGCGGTGTTCACATCGACGACGACCGACACTGGGGACAGCGCGCGGATGGTTCCGATGGTCGCGAGGACGGTGTTCAGCTGCGCGAGGGCTGCCGAGACGTCAGCGTCCACACGCACGTTGGCGCCGGTGAGCGCGGTGACCTGTCCGCGGAGAGCGGTCACGGACGCGGAAGCTGCTGCGGTGTCCGCATCGACCTTGATCTTCACGGTCTGCGAGGACAGCGACGCCTGTAGCGCAGCGAGATCGGTGCGCGCCTGCGCGGCGTCCAGTGTGACCTTCAGGTCGACGCTGCTGCCCGCGATGGCGTTGATGGCCGCGACGGCTGCTGCGGTGTCCGCGTCGACGGCGATTTTGATGTTGGAGCTGCGGGACAGGGCCGCGAGCTGGGTGACTGCACCAGCTGCGTCGGTGTCGACTTTCAGGGTGATTTTTTGGTTCTTCAGGCCGTCCACGGCCTGCTTCAACGCCTCCACGGAGGACTGCGCTGACCCCGTGTCGATGTCGACGTTCATCTGCTTCTCGACGTCGCGACGCAAATCCTTGAACGCCCCCGAAAGCTCCTTCGCCTGCGCGATGGCCTTCGTGATGCCGGACGTGTCGACGACGACCTTCTGAGTGAGGTCGGGAAGGCTAGGCATCCTCGATCAAACCAACCTTCCCGACCTACACCAGTTACTGCATGTTCCGTGCCATTGCCGCGAACCCAGTCACGCTCCCGCGGGTGCGCTTCTTCCGTTCAGAGTTCGCTTCTAGCACGAACGAAACCTGCGCGGGACTCAGACGCCAGAACTCGTCGAGAGCTCGTCCGAGCTTGCACCACTGTTCGAGCCAGTCGTTCCAGGGGTAGAGGGGGTACCCGGCTGCGTTGAAATGCCCGCCTCGACGGACAGGGGCAGCGTCGGGGTGTCGCTCTCGACGACCTCGCCCTGCACCACGCGAACCTCCGACTCCTCCCGCTCCACCCGCGCCTTCGCCACCGCGACCGCCTGGTCCTGCCGCGCCTTCTCGGCCGCCTTCTTCCCGGCGGCCAGGTCTTCCCCCGCGCCGACCGCGTCCGCCCCGTTCGCGAGCTGGACCGCGACACCAATCGCGTTCGCGTAGTCCGAGATGCCCCCGTCGACCATCGCGCGCCCAGCTCGGCGGTAGTCCAGACCGTCCGCACCCTGGTACCCGAGGATCAGCGCCATCGTGGCGCCGACGACGGAGAACGGCTTCTTCGACAGGATTTCCTGCCACTGCTCCAGCGAGCCCCACCGCTCCTCGATGTCCGCGAGAACGTCGTTGGTGATCTGCATCCACACGTCCAGCAGAACTGCCTCTCCCGTGTCGGGATCGGTGATGCGCTGCCAGACTCCGCCCTCGTCCTTCACCACCTTGTGGATCTTGACGGGGATGCCCTTGTTCTTCAGGACCTGCGGGCTTGCGTTGCCGATGACACTCATGCGGGGACGACCTTCTTTCGGGATCGGGAAACGGTGGGGCTGACGCCGTCAGATCACTCGGACAGCGGGGTACGAGCCGCCAGGAGGGCGACCCGGATCATGGGGTTCTCCATCGCCGGGACGGCCGGCGGGCCGGTGACGGCCGGGATGGTGCCGTCGAGCGGGATGGCCTCCAGCGACAGCTCGGGCTGGCCGAACTCGTCGGTCTGCCCGGAGATCAGCGTGCCGTCGGTGAGGTTGCACTTGTACAGAACAACGTGCAGGTCACCCAGGCCCTGGTCCAGGTCGCTGATCTTGAACTCCGCCTTGAAGTACGGGGTGGAGTTGTCGCCGGTCAGGATCCACTGCGCGGACACGTCACCCAGATCGGTGATCGCACCGCCAAGGATGGTCTTCAGCACGTCGAGGGAGAGCTTCCCGTACGTGGCGTCCAGCTCGAACCGGTCCACACGGCCCTTCTTGGCGAGGACGCGCGCGTCACCCTTCAGCTCGTTCGTCGCGAAGTTCGGGGAGGTCGAGACCTCCGCGATGCCGGGGACGTCGATGCCGGGCCCGTACGTGGGGGCCTCCCCGACGTCGTCGGTGAGCAGCGGGTAGACCTTGAAGTCGTGGACGTCGTAGAGGACGGACTCGTGGGAAACGGGCATGGCCGGGATCTCCTCCGCAGGATCTTGCGCTGGTGTGCTGTCGGGTCGTGCCGGGGTCGTGCCAGGCAAGGCGCTGCGGGACGCCAGGTTGTGCTGAGGGTGATCCTAGAGCCCCTGGTGGCGGATGGTCACCGTGACGGCGTGGTGAACCACGAGTTCGTCGGGATCATCGACGCGCACGAGCTGTGTGACGCGGGCTGCCCACACCTTCCGGCCGTCCTCCGTGTCCAGCTGCGCTCCGTCGATGGCCTCGACGAGCGCGGTGAGCAGCGCGTCGGACTCGTCCTTCGTGGACTGCCACAACGACACCTGCACCTCCCGCGAACGCACTGCAACCTTCGCGTCGCCCGACAGGTACGGCACCAACGAAACCGGATCGAGAAACGTCGCATACGGCTTCGTCGCACCCGCAGGTGCAGAACCGCGGAACACCCGCTGATTCAGCAAACCCGTCTCCACGATGCGCGCCCGAAGCGCACCACCCACCGTCGTCATCAGGCCCTCTCCTCTCGTCGCACGATGCCCGCCCCGAACACGCTCGTGATGAGGGGGGCCACCTGTGCGTTCGTGGGCCGAACATGCGGGCGCGCAGCCATCTTCGACGTCCCAAACTCCAACCACCCACCCAGCGCGGACGGGTGCGGTGACGGACCCGGGTACATGGCCACGGTGTCCTTGCCCTGCACCGCGAACGTCCAGGACGCCCGGTAGGCGCCCGTGTCCACCGCAGGCGCCTGCCCCGGTGCCGACGCCCGGTGCGCGCCGTAGTAGCGACCCCCGCCAGGCTGAGACAAGATCACCTTGACCGCGTTCGTCCACAGCAGCCCGACCTTCGGTAGATCCTCGTCGATGCCGTCGCGGGCCGCGGTCAACGCCCGCTCGATGGCGTCCTCGTTGGCCATCAGCCGGGCGGCGTCTGATAGCCCACCGCACGGGTCAGCACCACCCGCAGGTGCGCCACCGTGGGGTGCACGCCGGTGATGCGGTACTGCCCGTCCAGGTAGGGGTCCACGCCCTCCACGAGGAGCTGATCGGCCTCCGTGACCTGCGCGTCGCGGGGCAACGCGCAGGTGGCCTGCACGTCCACTCCCTGAGACGCGGCGCGCGCCACCTCGTCGCGAGACGCCACCGTGACCAGGCCCCGGGCGGGCTCCGACACCAAGTTCGTCTTCCACCGTCCCTCCGCGTCGATCGTGGTGGTGGACTGCCGCAGGATCGTCACGTCGTGCACGAACAGCCAGTCCACCGACGGCAACCGCACGACGCCGCTCACGACCGCCACCTGTTGACGAGTGACGCGGTGGCGGTGTGCTGGCCTGGCCCCTTGTGACGGCCGAACCGGTGCGGGTGGCGGCGGCACTTCCACCGCAGCGTCATCGTCTCCCCGGGGAAGCCGGGGATGGGCACGACCTCCGCCAGCTCGGCGTTGCACGCATCCACGTACTCGTAGCGGGGTTCGTCGAGCTCGACCGAGAAGTCGGGGCCCTTCATGCGACCACCGGGCGTCGCGCCCACCCCACCCCGGCCAGCTCCTGCGGGGTCCACTGCGCCAGTGCCGCGTCCGCCACCGCCGCAGCCGTCACAGCCGCGGCCAGGTCCGCGTCCGAGGCGTACGTCACGGACAAGCCCTCCACCGCGAACGCGGTCACCCCGGGCACCGGAGCAGGTAGCGGCGCCCCTGCGCCGGCCGAGGGGGCCGGGTCGGGCACGGCCAGGCGGGTCAGCAGCGACCGCGCCCACGGCAGCGCCTTCGCGAGCAACGTCAGGCGCAGCGCGTAGCGGGACCGCTCGTCGGCCATGCCCGCGGTGTACGTCACCCGCACGGTGGCGCCAGGCCGCCACAGGTACCCGCGAGGATCCGTCAGGGCGGACACGTCGGTGCCGTCGACCACGACGCGCGTGATGGCCTGCACGGGCGTCTGCGTGAGCCACAGCCGCCCCTCCGTGGTGATGACGACGTCCTCGATGAACTCGCGGACCTCGATGGGTCGATGCAGCTGACGCTCCAGCGACGCGATGAGCCCGCCCAAGTGCATCTCCAAGCCCGCCCGCACGGTGTCGTCGAGCTCGCCCAGCTGGCCGTAGACGATGAGGTCGTCCACGGTCGCGACGGGCGTCACGGTGACCTCGGAGAGCAGGGCCCGCGCGGACGGGCGCACGGGTGCGGCCGGGACAGCCTCCTGGGAGGTTTCCAGTGCCCGCGTGAGCGCCCCGGGGTCCTCCGGGGCGCCCGCGTCCACTGCGGTCGGTTCAGCCGCTGCAGGGGGCTGCGGGAGGGCTTCAGCGGGCATCTCAGACCGTCCCGCTTTCCTCGTCGAGGTCGGCCAGGACGTCGACGGTGTGGTAGCTGCGCAGCGGGAACGTCTGCACACCACCGTCGGGGAACGTGACTTCCCACTCCGCGAGGTAGGACCCCGGCACGGTGGTGTCGGTGCGCTTCCACGAGTACCGCACCCGCCCCGTCGCCGCGTCCACGACGGACGCCGGCGCCTTGACTCGGGGGATGACCCCGGCCAGGGGCGACGCACCGTCGGAGGCCGCGGTCCGCATGATGAACTCGACCTTCACGTTGGGGGACGTGAGGTCGGGAACTGCGCGCAGCCCGGTGTAACCGAGGGTTGCCTCGATCACCGGCAAAGTATCGTTGGCTTTGATGCTGAAATCACTCACGAGGTGCCCTCCGTCGTCTGCGTGGTTGTTCGGATGATGGTCGCAGTACCAGCCGCCACAACTTCGTCGGCCAGTTGCGCAGTTGCGTCCGCAACGTAGACGACGCGGGCGGTGCCTTCGCCGCGACGGCGCGCAGTGTCTTCCACGACGAGGGGGATGGTCGCGGTGACCCCGTCTTGCAGCAGGGGTTGCGCGTAGCCCTCCAACGGTTGACGAATCGTGGAGTTCGGCTCCGCGTTCGGGTACTCAAAACGAGATGCGGCAGGGTCGGTGAGACCCACACGGTCAGTGACGACGCGGCCCTGCACGGTGGAACGGCTTGCGGTGTCGGTGATGCCGGTGCTGTCGGTGACGGGGGCACGCACGAGCGCACGTAGGTACGTCGTGGAATCGGTCAGCCCGGTCGTGTCGTTGGCGATCCGGGCGAAGTCCCGTTTCACCCC